GGAAAGCATATCCCCGAATTGCTTAACCATCATGCCCTTACCGATTTTACCCTGTTCTTCGATTTGCTGAAGAATATGGATCACAGTACCCACAAGAATCTGGACCGCTTGGGGCAATGGACGCCCTGACATTCTGGTATCCATGAACATCGCGCATTCCAGTGCAACCTTTTGTTCCTGTGTCAACTTCGGCTGATCCTTCCTTTCTTCTTTCGCTTTCTTTTCTGACATTGTTACTCCTTTATACTTTTTATCAAATGATACGCAATCAATGTAATGGTAATTGGTGCTGTCACAATCATTGTCCCTAGCAGAACCGCTGCATCCAACCAAATACCATACTTTCCTTCGTGCATTATTTCACCACATTCCAACCAACATGCGTATTATTACATCATCAATCGCTTAATACAACCTTTTATTTATCGAAGTATTCTGTTGACACAAGCTATATGCTCGTAGTAGGATTGCCTTACGTTGGCGATAACGCTTTCGTGTTCTTTTAATTGCCGGGTTGTCGGAATGAAGACGATGCGGACTTAAAATCCGCTGGCCGTATGGCCGTATGGGTTCGAGTCCCATACCCGGTACTGTTCAATTCGCCGTTCATCTAATGGTAGGATACAAGGTTTTGGTCCTTGTTATTGGGGTTCAAATCCCTAACGGTGAGCAGTTCTTTTACTTTTTGGTCCCTATAATCCAACGGTTAGGATGTCAGATTTTCATTCTGAATACACAGGTTCGATTCCTGTTAGGGACGCCGCGCCGGTATAACTCAAATGGTAGAGTGACTGCGTTGTAGGCAGATTGTTGCGGGTTCGATTCCTGCTACCGGCTCCTTTAGGTGTATGGCTCATAAAGTGGTGGACAAATGAAAACAGAACCAGCAGCCGGATGTGTGACAAGCGAATTCCCAGAACTAAATGGGTATACGATTTTTGAAGCTAGTGGATGGTCAAGAGATGAAGTCACTTGCCATTGTTGCGGTAAGTCTGATCTTCACAAGTTCTGCTACGTCCAACTGATCCATTGGGGGGATGATTGGCAGAAAACCACTAGATTCAATTATAAGGTCTGCCCTGAATGCCGGTCTGACCATGATATGCTGCTCCAACTGTTTGCATCAGACAAAGTAATCGGTATTCTAGACGTAGTGCCCCAAACTATAGTGTTTGGCAGCAAAAATCCTACGCAGCCATAATAGCCTCTACACAATTATTGTTTCATTCTGATACACTTCCCTCTTGACATAGCGACAACTAATAACGATACTGATAGCAAGGCAATCTTATAATCGGTTGATTTGTTTTGCCTTTTTAGTATGGTTGTTGTCGGAGTATAGTATGATTGATTTCTTAGATAGCCGAACAGTAAGAGAAGAACCCACGCAAGAGTATATCCGCGCTAACGAACGTGGATTTGACGACATACCGGATTGGCCTTCCTTTAGGGTAGACAAACGACAACGAATGAGTGACGCCGCGTACATGCGCTATAATATGAGCCGTCGCGCAGGTAAAGCTGAAGCGGTACTTGAGGCTACCTATGATTCCCCGCTTTTCAGGCGCGTTATGGGTACGTTTGGAATTAACAATCCCGGCATCTCTATCATAATGGGATTCAAGAACGGAAAGTGTGCGGCATTCCTTTGTATTGATAGGCTGCCTGATAATTTTAAGGCTAATCTAGCTACCGGCGAAGGGTGGGAAGATGGGCGACCCTTTGTCGAAACCATGAATACAATGTCAGTCTTGGGTGAGATTCCTTGCTATGTGATTTTTAGCCTTGACGGTTGGGCGCCGGGCGCTGGACACGATGATGAAATTATTTGGTATGAAATGCCGTGGCCGTTAGCCAGATCGCTTGGGTATCTTGATAGTAGAAAAACCATTGATCTTAGGGAAACCGTTACTTGGGAACAGGGTAGTGATCTGGATGACGATGAATTTGATTTAGATGACGATTTTGATATATGTGATGAATTGTTTGATGAAGAACCAGTTCGCGGTTAATGGATATTTTATAATGGGCAAAAAATCACCTATAAGCAAAACAAGTCTTATGACTGTTGGCACATCTATACACGAAGGTATGAGCGTCGCTTTGCAAAAAATTGAACCAGATCAACGCCGTCCATTAAGTATCGGTGGCAGGACTATTGACCTATCCGAAGTGGAAACGCTTGGGCGCAGTGGTTTAGATGAAAACCTAGCATTAAAATTACTGAAGATACCAATGTCCGCAATGGAAGATGAGCCTGAAGCCGCGCAAACACTTAGAGAACAGCTTGATTATGGTCTTGCACAACTATCACAAGCTGTACAGGAGGCGTCTATAAAGAAAGCCGTGGTAGACGGTGACGCAACTATGCTGAAGTTCATTGCCGGGGCTTATGGCGCTCGACAACTTCAAGACAAAAAGAATCAAGCCACGGGTAGTATGTCGGACGCTGACCAGATATTGAAGGGCTTATTGAAGACGTTTATTGACGAACGCAACATAACCTTAGACCAACAAAGGCGTACCATTGCAGAAGAACGCGCGCGCATGGACGCAGGTAGCACAAAATCTCAACCGCCAGTATTAGGTGATGTCAAATACAGACAAGGTATACCTGCTTGCGAAGTAGAGATACCCGGTGAATTGGAAGCGGTTGAAGCGGGCACAGGCGATTAATGGCAACAAAACAAAAAGCACCAATCAAAGCATCATTAGACCAACAACTATCTACCGCTATCTATAATCTCGTACAAGGTTCCCTTTATCCGTTTCAGTGGGAGTACATTCAAAACTTTGCTAGAATGAAAGCGTCATTATGGGCGCGTGGTAGCGGCAAATCATATACCGCTGGATGGGAATGCGGCATAATGGCCTTAAACAAGAAAGATGATTTTATCTTAACGGCGGGTGCTGAGAATCAGGCCAAAGAATTACTTAAAATGGTTGCTGGTGCGCTTAGACCTATAGATAGAATGAAGGTGGCTGTTACGGGCGAATCTATATTCCACAAACCACCAACCGCCGAACAAATTCTGCTATTTAATGGAAGCCGCATTATTGTGCGTCCCAATAATGCTCGTACTATGGCAAGTTACTCTGCTAACGTGTTTTGGGACGAAACCGCCAAAACCCTTAATGACGAGGAGATGTGGGCTGCTGTTTTCCCAATCTTACGGCACGTTCGATCCATGCGCCTATTTTCTTCAGCTTGGGGCGCCCGTGGTTTGTTCTGGGAAATAATGACCCGCCAGAGATTCAAAACATTCGCACTACACAGTACAAACATCGTAGAGGCCGTGGCTCAGGGGCTTCCCGCTGATGTTGATATTATTAGAATGAACACCGACCCGTGGATGTTCGATCAAGAATACATGAATTCCTTTAAGGCGGCAACGACTAACCCATTCAATTATACGTTACTGGAAAAATGCGCCAAGTTACAGATAGAGAAAGCCCCTGTCCGTGGTCGCGCTGGTTCCGACGGTTCGTTGCAGCAATTCTTTGTCGGCGTTGACTTAGGCAGAACAAACGATAAAACAGCCATCGTGTGGGCCACCGAATATCCCGCAGGACACGTTCAAGTTGTCGCAGCAGAGAAGATTAGCGATATGCCCTTACCGCAACAGGAAGCCTATTTAGAAAGAATTTTACGCTTACCCTATGTACAGTCTCTTGCTTGTGATGCAACTGGCTTGGGTACTCAAATGGCTGAAAGTTTGGGTACTAAATATCCGGGTAAATTCATCCCGTTTGTTTTTTCAATGCAAAGTAAAAATGTAATCGTTACCAATGCTTTGAATAAAATGGAAAAGGGCTTGGTAAAAATTGAAACGGGGTTCGGTGACGGCTACCTAGACGTTGATCCAGAAGAAACGGCTCCAATTTATACTAAAGACCCAGAAAAGTGCGGCTTAGGTGTGTCTGGTGATATCCTAAATGACCTTTCGCTTATTCAACGCACTTATTCGCCAAGCGGTAACATACTTTATGGTGCTACTCGCAACACAGGCGGTCATGCCGATGGTGCGTGGGCTTATCTACTGGCCTTACACGCCCTAGCTGAATCTACTAGCGGCTGTATGCAGATAGACTTTGGCTATGATGAAAATATAGTGGATGCTATTAATGACAAGGGTTCGTTTGACATAGCCGCTATCATTAACAGCACAGAGAAACAACAGAATATACTTAGGGATCGTGAATTAAATTCATTCAAAGAACAGATCGCTGATTTGACAGGAAACTCATCTGTCGGTATGTTTAGTGAGGATGAAATTGCTAAGATGCCAGATATGGAACGTGACTATTATGGCTTACCGCCCCGTAAAAGGAGAAAGTAAATGGCTGTTTATCGTTTTACACCAAAAGAACCTGAAATTAAACCCGTTGATAATAAACTAGAAGAAACTAAACCTGATATAACAGAAAAAGCTATATCTGATACAGAGGTTGCACCCGAATTCGACGAATCTGAATTTGACGACAACGGATTTGTTAAGGCGTGCAGGGAGACTATTCTGGGCGCGTATGATAGTTGGCTTGGTGCTAAGGACGGCAAAGATGTACCCAAAGAATACACGTGGGCAACGCCAGTAGAAGGTGAACGTCCAAAAGAATTAGCCGAAAGAATTGCTGCGAAGATCATAGAAGACAAAGAATACGTTGGTATGATTGATGATTTGGGTGGCGATGATGAATTTGCCGATTACGTTGAAGCTGTAATGCGATACGACGCAAACACAGAATCGGCTACAATAGCTAAGTCACTCGAAAAGAACGGGTTGTATGATATTGAAGACGAAATGATCAAGGCTTGTGATTCTGATGATTACTTGACGCGCAAAGAGTCGCTTCAGCTTGTGGAATTAGGACTAATCGCTAGATGCCGTGAATATACGAAAGACCCAACTAAAGTTGATTGGGATGCTCCGCGTGTTTCAGATGAATTGGTCAAGGTGGTTTATCTTCCACAGGAATTTGTAAAAGACAAATGCGAAAACCATATAGATAAACTTATTTGGGAGGAACGTCTGCACATCCGCGCCATGAAAGAACTTGGTGGCGTTGAAGAATACATAGCTTTTGTGAAGAAAACGCTTTGGGATATCATTTCTGGGACTACATCTACCCTTATGGGAGAATAAACAATGCCTCCATTTTGGGATAGTTGGAAAAATCGTGCAGATCGTAAGGGTGAGATTCAAACAGCGATAGATTCTATACCTGACATTAGTGGTAAGAGTTCATCGGATCATAAATTATCCGGCAGTCAACAGTCAGTTCTAAACCAAGCGCACGAAGATATTATGTCGGCGTTTTTGGCTGATCCTAAGTTAATGACTACAACTTCCCCGCATCTTGAAACGTATGGCAAGCAAGCGTACAGCGCGGCCCTTCTAAGGGGCGCTGCACGCGTTCCGTGGGTTTCTCCCATTATTAGGACGATGCTCACTCACTTGGGTAAATTCGGGCGTCCTGCTGTCAAGCCGGGGGAATACGGATATCAGATTCAGCTTAAACCACAATACGAAGTGTCTGACGAAAATACAAAGATTGCCAGCGAGATAAGCGAATGGTTTAGAACGTGTGGAACCGTTGGTGATACCGCATGGGACAAACTGAAGCGAGATAGCTTTGTTACCTATTTGAAGAAGATCGGCAAAGATTCACTTATTCTAGATTCTGGCTGTACTGAAATACGAAAGGGTAAGAATGGCGTGCCCGAAGCGTGGCAAGCCGTAGACGGTGGGACTATTTTCAAAACAAAGATAGATCCCCGCTTAGGGTATAATCCGTATGATGCCGCGTATATTCAAGTATTGCACGGTCAAGTTGTCGCTGGATTCTCGATTGATGAAATGGCGTACTTAGTCCGTAATGTGGATTCAGATATATCAACGTGGGGATATGGTTCCCCCGAATTACTATTAGTTTCCCGTGTCATTATGAACATTCTAATGGCATACGATTACAATCAGAAATTCTTTCAGCAAGGCGGTCCTGCTGGCGTATTAGTTGGCACGGGACGCCTTCCTGAAAATCAGTTCGCTTCGTTTGTGCGCCAATTGCGTTTTATGACCAGTGGACACGTTAACGCCCATAGACTTCCTGTCATTAACTTACCCGAAAGGGGTGATATGAAATGGCTTCAATTCAACGGCTTTTCTAATCGTGATATGGGATATTACGAATGGATACTGATGAACATGAAGTTTGTTGCTGCTAACTTCCAGATCGCATTAGAAGAAACCGGCTTTTACATGGGCCGTGAAGGTGAGGGCGGATCATTCGTACAGTCAAACGACTTTAACGACAAAATCAAGGCTTCACAATCTAAGGGTTTGTCCGATCTACTGGATGTTATTGAAGACATGCTGAACAAAAACATCCTTTCGCCACATGGTGATTGGAATGAACACCGGGCTTGGGGTAGATTTGAATTCAAGTTCGTTGGACTGGATAGCAAAACGAATACACAGGATATGGCAGAATTGGCAACTAAACTTACTAATGGTGTCTGGACTGTAAATGAAGCGCGTGAAAAGCTGTTTGCTATGCCGCCAATAGAAGGCGGAGATATCGTCCGTGATGCCGACTTTATGGGCGAACGTAACGCTAAGCGCGCAGAAGAACAGAACGCCGCAATGATGGCCGCTAAAGGTGGCGATATAGTTGACCCAAACGCTGCCGTTGACAATGGTGAAGATTGGAATCTACCAGAAGTGGGTACAGAAACGGAAGTGGTAGAAGATACCACAACTAAGAGTCTTATTTTTGATCTGTAAATCGCGGAGATCACGATATGGCGAGCAAAGGTAAGATGCCTACGATAGCACAAGGCCCAAAGGGGGGTAAGTATATCGTCGGTTCCGAAAGGACCGTTGGTGGTAAAAAGAAAAAGACTTACATATCTGAAGAACAGTATCGCCGCATGACGACTTCCAATGAAGACACCGACAACAAAGGGGCCGTCAAAGAACAGCAAGGCGTTTCGGAGACTAAAACTACAGCAAAGAACGAAGCTGGCATTAAAAAACAAGCCAAAGATAAACAAACTGGTCCCGCTAAAACTAAGGCCGATAAGATTTCTACCAAGAAAGAATCCAAGATTGATCAAAAGACGGGGTTGTTCGTTGCGGGCAAAAAGCCAAAAACACGCAACAACAGACTTCCTGAAGCTGGCACTAAAATGGTTACTACCGATAAGGTTAGATCGCCCATTAGCGCCACCGAAGACAAAGAGACTGGTGTTATAACAATTTTCGATAAGGACAACAAGCCTGTAGCTATGGGCAACACGCTTACGGCTGCTGTTTCCGCGTTGTACGGTAAAGCAATGCCCGCCTACAGCATGTTTGGGTTGAAGACCGACGCCCAAAAAGAAAAAAACCAAGTGTCCACAGAAACTAGAGCAAAAAAACAAAAAGAACGTGAAGAAGAAAAACGCGTTAAGACCGATGAACTCAAACAAGTTAAGGAATTGAAGAAAAAGGAATCCGACGAAAAGAAGGTCAACGAAAAGAAAGAGAAGGCCAAAAAGAAAACCCCTAAGAAAAAGAAAAGTGAAGCAGACCGCACTTTTGACTTTGGCAAAATGAAACTACGCCAGAAGGTTAAGAATTGGTTTAGACAAGAGGCTAATACCATCAAGAAGGTCCATAGCGCTACTGCCGAGCAATTTCAAGTATCCGTTGGCAATCGTCAATATATGATTAAGCAGAAATTGGGTGTTGGTAATAAACCTACCGGCCCTATATGGGGTAAAGAAAAAGGTACAGACAAAAAGCCATTCAAGGTTACCGAGAAGTGGGTAAAAGATCAGCAAAGCCGTAAATCCATCAAGAAGGATAAGGAAGAAAAGGTTACCAAAGAACCGACGACCGTAGTTGGTGAAAGAAAACTATCTAATCCTGATACCGTCAAGAAAGCGTTAGAACTAGTGTCTCAAATTGACACACCTGATGATGCCAGATTGGACATTCATTCTGACGGCGTTATCATTCGTAGTGGCATTGGGCGCGTACAGGGCTTTATTCCATTCGCAGAACCTTTAATGGGATCGGCTGACGATATCATAAAATCCCTTCCCGATGACGTACTAGATCATATCAGGGTTGAATTCACAAAAGCCAATAGAGCCGGATTGGATGATGACCAGTGGACGAATAATGATAACGGCACATACTCAAGACAAAGTGAGGTTTGGCGTGCGCCTAGTATGGATAGTATGGTAAAATCTTTTCATTATGATAGAGATGGCATGGTTTTTGTTGGATACGATAGCGTAGATAGGATGTGTAAGGTAAATGAAAGTAATCATTAAAGAAGCCTATCCCGGCGAATTAAGGGAAAAGTCGGACGTACTAATTAACACCGTAAGGCGGGCTGTTGAAAGATCAGGCGCGTTTGTTCGCGATACCGATTGTGATTGTGGTGAATGTGCTGAACATGACGACAAGATGTCTAAGGCTGTTGATCGTGAACAGATTTTATCAGCCAAAGAAGACTCACCGTATAAGGTTATTAGGGAACTGAAAGAGCGTATGCGAGCAGCAGCAGAACAAACACATGACGCTATGATAAAAGATATTTCAAGAAACCTTACGTCCGTTAGTTTGGGCAAGGGGGATTTGCTGTGAAACCCCTAGACACGAAAGAATTGAACACAATTCGTTCTATTGTAAATGGGCATTGGACTAACTTGGGCATTTCAGCTTATGGCTCAGAAACTATGGGTGGGAATAATCCTGAAATATTAGAATTGGTGCGTAGCGGAGTTATCACGCAACAGGCCGCTACATTAATCGACCCTATTGCTGATGCTTATCTATTCGGTCACATGCAGCGCAAATTAGCCCAAATGGGGACAGACGTAGAGAATCTTTCGCTAGATGAATTCTACACTGAAATAAAGCGTGACCCAGTACCGCTATCTGATGCAGAAAACGCCGCGATCAAATACGCCAAGAAATGGGCGGGGCAATATACTCGAACTATTACCGAAAGGTCCGCTGGCCATGTAATAGCCAGAATCCAACAAGTAGACAATGAACTATTCGTCGCAGACAAACAAAGCAATTTCATCGGTGAATCTACCACACGCGCCATAAAAGAACGGTGGAGTGTTGATGCACTAACCACCAAACTAAGGCAAGAATCTGGCGACGTAATTACAGATTGGGATCGTGTGGCCGGTACAGAACTTCAGAACGCACACGAAAACGGCGCGGCTGACGATATACAGGGTGACTATGGCCCAGACGCTAGGGTTGCCAAGTTGGTTAATCCTAATGCGTGTAAGTGGTGCAAATTACTGTATCTTGACGATAATGGCATACCTAAGATATTCAAACTGGCAGAACTTCGGGCTAATGGTGACAACGTGGGCAAGAAAAAGGCCGATTGGCTGCCAACGCTAGGTGTTGTACATCCCAATTGCTTTTGCTCCCTTATTTATGTACCGGATAATTATGAATTCGACGACGCTGGAAACTTAGCCAGAAAGAAATAAATATACATACCGTATCAAAAAGATACACCTTCAGTTGCATAACTTATCAAACTAGGTACATTCAAATATAGGTATACTATCCTGTGTAGGGGCATGCTGTGGTTTATCGTCAGAAAAAAAGCAGACCAGATATTCAGTCGGTTGACTTTATGTTCAAGGCCCAACGGGTCGAAACAACCGATGGCAAGGTAAACGACAAGAAATTGTGGTTTGATGGTGTCGCCGCAACTGAATCTTTAGACCAACAGGGCGAGCGCACATTAATGGACGGGTTGGACCTTTCGTATTTTCTGGAACACGGCTGGTTTGATGATGGTCACTCGAAGGCAGTTAAGGACGGTTTAGGTCGTCCAACAGAAGCTAAAGTTATTAAACAAGATAACGGTCACAGTGCATTGTATGTAAAAGGATACTTTTACGATACGCCCAAGAACCGTGAGTTATATAGTCTTATGATGGCCGTTGAGGACGCTGGCGATACCGGCGTTATTGGCTTATCTGTATACGGCCCGGTTGAATCTAGAAGTTTTGATAAGAAGATCATTAAGAAGGCATTGGTACGCAACTGTGCCATTACGCGCAATCCCGTGAATACCGAAACCTATATTAAGACTATGCGAAAAAGTTTTGATGTTATGGTTAAGGCATTAGATGTTGGAACATCGGTTGATGATTCAACCGTTTCCGGTGTGGGTGGTGGAGCCGCTACCCTTTTGAAAAATAACACGCCAGTAGTGGGGCGAAGCGGCTCACAAAGCCCACTCGGAGGTAAAGATACTATGAAAATGCAGATTATTAAGGCTGATTGGGACGCCATGACCGACGTTATGCAGAAGTCGATCACTGATGCTGCTGCGGCTAACGAATTCGAGATTGAATTTGTTGAAGCTGCTGTTTCTGTAATGGAAAAATCGCTTGGCGAATGCACTGACGAAATGGTTAAGGCGCTGGCTGATGCTAAGGAAACTTGGGCGAAAGATGGCGTTGTGGCTACATTCTCCACAGAACAGATCAATGACATTGACACAGCCTTCAAATCGCAGAACGAAGCCCTTACTAGTGTATGCGATAACATGGCGAAGTCCATTGACGTTCAAGCTAACCATAACACCATGATTTCTGATCTTGGTGGAAAGATGGCTAGTCTTGAAACTATGGTCACAGACAATATGGGCAAACTTCTTGACGCCATGCGCCAGCCGGGAATGTCCAAAGCGTTGAATGTTCCCAATATCAACGCCCTTGTGCCGAAACCAGGCGATGAAGTCGTTGCCGAAGACATGGTTTCAATAGACGAAGCTACAGGCGCGATGAAGAAGGCTTTTGACGGCGCGGTTGATCCGGCCACGAAAGCCACCTTTAAGTCCATGTACGACAGGGTCGCGTTTTCTGGGTTCAAAGGAACCAAAGCGCAATTGAATGATTTTATTGCCGCAGTTAATAACTAGTGGTGACACCGGAGGATATTAAAAATGTCTAATTTCAATGTATTTGGATTCGAAGGTGGATGGGACATGCAGGGTCAAGAACCTGGTAGTTTCTCCAATATGCCCGATCTTCGTCAAGTGAACGATATGATGCAGAAGTCTATGGAAGCTACTCCGGGGGCCACTCCTGATTACACTTCCGTTGGTTCTGCTGCGCCGTTGTTCAAGCAGGAGATCGTCGATCAACTGTTTATGCAGGTTGAAACGGATAAGCTGGTAAAGTTTTTCCCGACAATCTACAAGAATTCGCAGCCCACGCAAAACACGGTTGTAGAGTACACCAAACAGACCGGTATTGGTTCTGAATTCGCAGACATCTTTCAGAATGAAGGATCTGCTGGTCAGAACATTGATTCGGAGTTTGCGCGTGCCTACGAGAGAATGCGCTGGATTAGTGAAAAGCGCAACGTGACCCTGCAAGCCCAAATGGTTTCCAATCCCGTCGGCGGAATTGGCAATATGGTGCAGAAGGCCATGAACGATGCTTCTACACACGTTTCCACTCGCCTTGAACATGCTATGTTCTATGGTGATACCAGCATCAACAGCAATTCTATTGATGGCCTTAAATCGATCATCCGTCAGAACGATGAATCGTGGCAGACCCTTGATAGACGCAATCAGCCGTTACGCCTTTCTGATATCGGTGAAATGCAAGAAAACGTGGTTGACAACGTGTTCGGTCGCCTTCCGACTAAACTGTGGGTTTCGTCTGCTACATCCGTTGGCATAAGCAACGAACACGGTGATCGTGTAAAATCGATCCAGATGCCGGGCCAAATGCCCCCGAATATGGCTGGTCAAACAGTGCAGTCCGTACTGACACAGCTTGGCGCGGTCGAAATGGACTGGTCGTACTACCTGTCTCCGTCACGCAAGAAGCTGACCCACGCTGCTGCCACTCACGCCACAGCCCCGGCTGTTCCGACAATTAATAGCGCAACCGCCACTGGCGATGCCGCTTCTAAGTTTGTGACTGCTGATGCTGGCGATTATGTCTACAAGGTTGTAGCTATTGGTAATGCAGATGCACTTGGAGCCTCTATCCCTGTTGCTTCTGGCGCTACCACGATTGCCGCTGCGGAAAAGGTGACGATTACTATTGATGCCGCTGATAATACTAATGTCACATTCTATAACATCTACCGCACCACGCTTGGCGGTACTGTTTGGTATCTGATTGGTCAGGTGAAGTGCGCTGGTGGTGTTTCAGATACTACCTTCGTTGACTATAATGAAGAAATCCCCGGCACTTCCGATGCTTATCTGTATCAGGACAGCGAAGAAGTCCTGAGATGGCGTCAGATGATGCCCTACACCATGATCAAACTGCCCGCCATCGATCTGTTACAGCCCTACGCGTTTGCGATGTTCGGTACGCTGATCTGCCCCGTCCCGGCTATGGTACGGATCAAGAATATCAGCGTGTAAGCGATAATTGAATTGGCAATGGGGGCCGGGGAAACCCGGTCCCCTAGTCAGTTTAAGGAGTAATTTCAATGGACCGAATCCAACACAAAACATTGCGGAATACAAAGCTAACCGTTTCAGACACCCCTAGAAATGTTGACGGTGATGGCTTTGTAATGGATTTAACCGAAACAGAATTCAAGAAATGCGCTGGCATTGAATACTG